CTAAACCCTGTGGCTGTCAGAATGCCCGTAGACGGGTTAAATTGGTACTTGGTAGAACTGACAAACTCAGTCGTTAAATTACCCGCAGTAACGGCTGCAAACAAGGGATAACGGGTTGCGTTAGTGGTTGTGTCATCAGTAACCGTTGCATAAGCTACAGGAGTCACCCAAGTTGGGGCTGATGCACCATTAGACTGAAGCACTTGGCCTGACGATCCTGTTGAACCCGATACCGCCAAAGTGCTGCTGAAATCAATTGTCGTGAACTTAGCCGTTGATGCCGTAGTAGCACCAATGGACATATTATTAATTGTGCCAAGGTTTGTCGGGGCAATCTCAATTGAGCCTGTCCCTGTTGGCTTCATGTGGACATGACCCGTCCCTGTAGGGCTTATGTCAATCTGAGCATTTGCGCCATTGATGTTAGTGGAAACACTTAATGTAAGGTTATCACCACCGCCCGCACCCCAAGACAATTGACTTGTGCCGCCCGAATTACGCAAAGCACCGCCCGCACTTGTAGCGGCCTCAAAGAACGGGCCAACAAACTTAGTTGTTGCCGTGATTGTTGTGCCTCTTACCGTGTTAGCCGTTGTTCCACCAATCGCAGGGGGCGCTGACAAATCTAATGTGCCGCCCAGAGTAAGGTTTCCAGATGTGGTAACTGTGCCACTTAGGGAAATCCCTGAGACTGTGCCTGTACCGCTGACAGAAGTCACAGTTCCTGTTGTGGGGGTTGCCCAAGATGGGACTCCGCTTGCCAGGGTTAAAACTTGACCGTTTAACCCCGCAGCCAACATTGCAGTTGTTGCCGCAGCGCTTTGGTAAGGAACTGAACCCGTTGCACCACCCGCTAAATTTGTTGCTGTTGTCGCAGTTGTGGCAGTTGTTGCCGTTGTCGCTGTGGCTGCATTACCACCAATGGATAAACCGCTTGCTGTGCCTGTTAAACCCGTTCCAGCACCATCAAACTGAGTGGACGCAGTAATTGTGCTGCCACCCACAGTCGAACCGCTAATGGGCGTTCCTGTAATCGTCCCGCCCGTAATTGCTACATTGTTGGCGTTCTGAGTGGACATTGTTCCCAAACCCGAAACTTGGGTATTGGCAATGGCAATGTTTGTGTCAGCCAAAACAGTCAGTTGGCCTTGTGCGTTAACTGTGGCTGTCAGGGTTTTAGATGCAGACCCATAGGCAGCAGCTGTCACGCCTGTGTTTGTAATTGAAAACGTGTTAGACGTTAAAGTTAACCCCGTCCCCGCAAAGTATGTCCCCGTTCCTGAGAACTGAACAAACGTGATGGCGGTGACGTTGATTGTGCCTGTTGTCGCAGAAGTGGAAACCCACCCTGTGTTTGCATTGACAGAACCACCAATAACAACGGTGTAAGCGCCTGGCACTTCTGCCCACACATCCATGTCAGTCGCTCTTGTCCAAGTGGACGCAGAAGCCACATAAATGCCGTTTTCATACGATGTGCTTTGATTTTTAACCAGGACACGATCACCCGCCAAAGTGGTGTAAGTGTCGATGGTTTGCAGACCCGACAAGGTAATGTTTGCAGTCGTTCCGCATTTAACCGCTTGCTTGGGGTTTAGCCCTTGGGCAACGCTATCAACATAGAACTTGTTGGCAATGTCTGTGTTGGCAGTTGGGGAAGTGGTTACTTGCCCCGTTGTTGTCAAAATGCTTGTAAAAACACCCGTAGATGGCACAGAAGCACCAATTGTGGTGCTATTGATTGTGCTGTTTGTAATGCTCAGTCCCGATTGAGACGGGTTCAAAGTGGCGTAAAAAGGCTGACCCTGACCAATAAATGTATTAAACGTATTGTCTAAATTAAACAGCGCCTGGACAGGCAGAATGTTTTGATCTACTGTCTTGGCAGGGTCAGCCATAGCGCCTCTTTATGATTGATCGCCAACAGGGGTCACATAAACAATTGACGGGCCAGCGGCTGAACCAATCATGCGGACGTAATAAGGGCTTGCGGGTACTGCCAAGACAATTGGAACTGTCATAGAGGCGGGTAACACAAAGTTCCCTGTGGTTGAACCGCTGACGGGCAAGACTGCCGCAGCCACGTTAGCATCGCCAAGGCTCACAGCAACATAGGTAGCACCCGTGTTGATGAAAGAGGCGTAGTTAACTTGGTCATTAGTGCTTGCAGTAATCAGCGTTGCAGCAGTAGAAGTCGCACCCACCGAAATGGCGGTTGTGACTCCTACGGGGCGCAATACAGTTGTATTAGACATGATTAACCAGCCGTTGTGGGTAATGGGCCTTCAAAACGAATCACATCCACAATGTATGTGCCAGCGGTAGGGGTTAACGATCCCGCAGTAACATTTCCAAATTGGATGCTCAATGTATTGTCGGCAGAACAACGTGCGTCAGCGATAAAAACACCCGCTGTTTGAGCCGCTTGACAAGCCACCAAAACGTGATCTGTTGACAAAAGACCTGGCACGGTGAATGTTTGAGCCGCTGTGGTAGCTGTGGCAACTGCGGCAGGGGTCAAAGACGGGCCAAGATAAAATGTTTGCAAAGCATTGCCACGGGCTAGGGTAGTAGAGGGCATGATAATTCCTTTTCAAGAATGGTTAAATTGTAACGCTAAATAAAGAAAAAGCCACCCCTTTTGAGAGTGGCCTTTTTTTAAACTGAACTCAAATTACCAAGAAAGTAATGGAGAAGTTTGGCCATAACCTGTAGAGGTACTTGGGCGCTGAACTGACACTAGGTAAGTACCTGATGCGGGTGTAACGCTTGCGGCAGTTGGGTTAACAAAACGAATTGTCAATTGGTCAGCAGCAGAGACATAAGCGTCAAGAACGCCTACGCCAGCAGTCTGAGCGCCATTGAAAGCTACTGAAACAAAATCACCAACCACCAAACCAATGCCTGTACTAGCAAAGTTTTGGGCGGCAGTTGTAATTGTTGCAACAGCGGAGGGAGTGAGAGTCAAAGAAAAAACACCACCTTTGACCACGTTGGTCATTGGGGCAAATGATTCTTGGGTGACTGTCGTTGCTGGTCCTGGATTAGCCATGATAATTTCCTTAAATTGAGTTAATAACGGGGGGTGATTAGCCCCCCTTGACCATTAGGCTGCAACTCGGCAAGCGAGTTCAGGATAGAGGGGCGCCCATCCATACAGAACGTCCAAACGTGTAGGAATGGAGTCATTGTTGATGGTGTACTGACGCACAACACGCATTGACAAACCGATTTCCTTATCGCTTGCACGACCCGCAAAATGCACACCTTCAGGCAATTCCAAATCGGCTACTGCCAATGTGAAAGCATTGCGGTGCATGATGATGTTCTGTGGGGAAACAGTACCAATTTTATTGAACTGAGTCACAGCGGCTGTGGCAGAGGTTGTAGGAATAGACACGTTTTGGAACTGACCCGCAGTAATTACGGCAGGGCTAACCACAACAGAGACAGAAGAACCAGAAGCAATAGCAACGGTAGACTTCACAACAAAGTTGCGGAGTTTGTTTGTGCCATAAGCCTGACGATTCTGTGGGTTAACTGCGAAAACGCCATCAATCTGAATGGTGTCGCCAGCATTCAAATTCATTGTTCCCGTGTTAGCCGCTGTCAAAGTAATAGTGCTTGTAGATGCCCAACCAGAGGTCAGGAAGCCCGTTGCAGTTGTGGTAGCAACAGAAGCAGTCACAGTAGTAGTGGAGTTAGAGCCAAAGGTTTGGCTTACCACGTTCTGATCCATCTTCCAGTTCATGCCCGCAGAGTCACGGCCCATCAAACCCTTACGGTACTGATCGCCAATGGCTTCTTGAGGAACAAACAAACCCTTCAAGCTATCAACAATGGTTGCTGATGTGAAAGGCTCAACGATGCAAGACCTACGACCGTCACGGGGTGCGCCTTCTGAGTCCAGATATGCACCAGCAGTCAGGTATGTAATCAAGCCTGTGGGCGGTGTACCAGCTGTGCCAACAATGTTAGCGGTTTGCAGAGTAGCCATAGACATACCGTCACGGTCAATCTTGTTGGCAATCGCTGCAATAGCGGGCTTCAACACACGGTCAGAGAACATATCCAAGGACAATGCCAAATCTTGTGTGGTGAACTGGGTGTCAACGTGAAACTGTGTAGACAAAGTAACGGGGACTGATGTCTCGTTAAAGTCTTCAACATTCAGCGCAGGGCCAGTTGTACCAATGAAACGACCAGGCTTGCGGACATTGACTGTGTTACCAATCTTTGCACCGACAACAGCGAACTGATCGTCATAGTTGCGGTCAACTTCACTTGTGAAAGTCAACTCATTTTCCAAAACCATCAACGCTTCGTTGGTGATCTTGCTTATCGTCAATAAATTATTAGCCATTTTTGGACTCCAAATAGATTAGGTTTACCGAATTTTTCCCGCTTTGCGTGCCAATTTCCACGCCTGATAACTACCATGCCATTCGCCATTAGCGGACATAGGAACATCAGGCTGACCTTGACCACCACGAATCGGTTGAATCGGTGCTGGTGCTTTACTTCTTACAACAGGGGCTGTCTGCTTAGTTTCAGGCTTTGCCTCAAACTTTGCTTCTAGTCTCCCAATCTCTCTAAGCGCTGCATTCGGACTCAAGCTGGCAATTCTTTTGGCTAGGTCATTGTTTTCAGCTAGGTGATACAGGATTCTTGGGCCTACATCACTCTCCAGAATTGCATCTCGGACTGCGTTGTTTACAACTACGTCACTAGATGCGACCAAATCATCAAAATCGGGCATTTCTGCTTTGGCTTCCTGAACCTTCTGCGCCCAAGATTGGATAATCTTTTGCTGCGCTTCCTGTTCTCTCGCCTGGGCAACTTGCCTGTCCCGTTCCGCTAACGCCTTTTCTGTCGAAAACTCAGCTAGAGCCTTCGCATATTCAAACGCATCAGCGAACTGGCTTGGTTGTGGCTCTTGATCAATGTAAGACTGCTGTTGAGGCTGTCTTTGTTGTTCTAGTGCCGCCAAACGCTGTTCTAAATCTACCCTAGCTTGGCGTTCCCGCTGGGCTTCTTGCCTAGCTTCCTCACGTTGCTTGGTTATCTCTGAGAACCGCTTTTCAAGTTTAGGATTTTGCTTACGCTCACCCTCTTGGTTTGCTTCCTTTTCTGCCTCTTTCGGTTCACTCTGTTCTTCCTCGGCTACTGGCTCGGGAGTTTCCTCAACCGCCTCAGTCTCCGCAGGGGATTCAGCTAAACCTAATCTGTTTGCATAAAATTCTGCTGCATTCTCGCTTGTCAATACTTGACCCGCTTCTTTATCGGACATACGTTTCCCAACGATTTGACCCTATGAACCTCATAGGTACGGTTTAGTGGTTTTTACCACAAATTTATTTAAAACTCAAATAGCCCGTTCTGTTGCCTCGGCATTCGCTGTGTTTAATGCGCCTTTGTCCACTTGAGCCAACAAAAGCGCAATTTCTTGTTTCATGCGTTCAATTTCAAGCTGCGTCTGTGTCCTGATAACCGTGTCGTTTGCTTGGCCTTCCACACGCAATTGCATTTCGGCACGATCACTTTGTTCACGAATTTGAGCCTCATCAATTCTGCCTTGCTCTTTCATCATGGTGCGTTGTGTCTCGGCTTGTTGTTTAAATTGCTCAACGTCCATGCGACTCTGTAGCATCATGTCTCTAGCCTGAACCGCTTGTGTAAGTTCCTGAATCTGCTTCTGCGACATAGCCAGCTGCATTTGAACCTGGGGAGGAATCTTAGACTTATCATCAATCTGAGCCATTGGGTTAGCAGCTGCCAAACGGTCAGCAATAATGTCAGCACCAGGCCAATCCATGTTTCTAAACACCAAATCTCCCGCCACTTCCATAAGGCTAGGCGCAGCTGACAACAATGGCAGCATATTGTCCACGGCTTCTTGACGCTTACTGTTGTAGCCTGGGCCTGTTTCCATGACCACATCATATTGACCAACGCTAATGTCATTCAGCACTCGGCCCACAGAGTCCCGCTGATTGATCGTCAGCAATTCGGGCTTGCCATCGTCACCAATTATCCGCATCACACGTTCTGTGTCGTAAATCTTGGGGATTAAATCTAGGCAAATCTTGCCAACGTGAGCAATTGAACGGGTCAAATTGTCGTAATAGTCAAAGTTTGTCAGGTCAACTTGTTGTTGTTGACCGTTTAATGCTTTGCCTGAAATGTTGCCTTGACCAAGCTGTGCAGGGTCAAACACGCCCATGATTCCCTTAATGTCGTTGTCCACACCCATAGCCGCAGCCATGATGCCCGCTTGTGGCGGCTCGGGTTGCAGCCTTGTTGGGGGAGGCGCTGGGCGACCGTCAATGTCAGTCTGTTTGTATCGCAGAAGTGGGAAAGACTTAATATTGGCGTTTGTCCAATCGTTTTCGTGTCCCTCATCTTGGCCTTCAGCAAGCAGCCATTTGGCTTTGGGTGCTAATGCCACGCCTTCTGTGATGGAAGTCTGCCAAAAGTTATACATCCGCTGTGGGTCTTTGGCATAGCGAATCATGCCAAACTTTTTGCGCTTGTCACCAATGACAATGTGTCTGCCATAGACGGGAACAATAGGAATGTATTTGCCCGCCCAATCCCGTTCTTCCAAAACTTCAACCGCAGTTAATTTGCAGTATTTAATCGTTTTCTTGTAAGACTCACGGGTATCAACTACTTCAATGCCGTAATTAGCCAGGCGTGTAAAGAAATCTTTGTCATCAGCAAATGTCGCTGTGCCATCGCTCAAAAGGTACAGTTTTGCCTTTTCTTTGACTGTGTAGTAATACTCAGCCAGGCGAATATCTTCTTTGGTGATCCACTCTGATTGTGAGTCGCCCGTTCCACGCTGGGTGAAACTTGTGCCGCCATCTTCTGCGTCAGGGTACAACTTTCGGAATTCATCCTTACGCATCATTGTTGTAATCAAACAACGGTCAGCATCAGACCCGTCTGGTAGGACTGAATTAGGGTCAAAGTAAACGGTAAAGGGATTGTCTATAGCATCAATATAAATTTCTTGATCAAACGAATCCTCTGAAATATAGTCAGTTCTGACCCGCATATAACCCCAACCCATGCGAACTGCGTATTCAAACGCATTGTCGTAAGCATGGTCAGCGTTGGAGTTAACCTCAATGTGCCGAATAATCCCGCTAATGGTCTGTGCGTCAACCATGTCCTCATGCGTGTTTGTGGCATGAACCTTAATTCGGGGGCGCTGCTGTCTCTGCTGATTAGAAACTTGGCGGCAATAATTGTCCACCTTGTTCACCACGATAACGGGGCGTGACTCAAGATTGCGGGAGTTTTGCAGCTCTACAGGCCATTGATCACCAGCACCAAACTTCAGGTCATCTAACGCCTCTTGACGGTTCATTGTGTCTGCGTCATTAGCAAACTTAAGAAAGTCAATTGCTTCCTGAATTCGTGGATCGTAATCATCAGCCATGATGTTGCCCTAAGTGATTTGGAGTCATTTTAACTCATCCAAGAATGTTGGCTACCATAATTTGCAGTTGGTCTTGGCCTTCTTCGCTCTCTAGGCTCATTAACCATTAAACCAATATATCTAAACGCATCAGCGCCATGCGAATAATTGTCATGTAGTGGCGTTCTGCTGAATTGTTTAGTATCTGGGTCTACATCGTAACGGTAATGGCGTAAGCATTGCAAGCCTTCGTGACAGTTCTCACGGTCAAACCAACAATTGATAAAGATTGTCCTGGCTGCATTGATTGAGTCAAGAATAGGCGTTTTGGGGATTATCTTGGTTTTGTAGCCCGCAGCCCTTACGATTTCCTCAATGCTTCTACCGTTGGCTGCAAGGGTTTTATTCTCAGCATCGTGTGGCAGCCATAGCGTGTCGTACATATAACCAAATGTCTGCATCTTAGCCAGGTAGTCGCTCATGGTCTGCTGATTGCCTTCAATGTAGCGAATCAAACGGGTTTCCATGCCTATAAATTGTAAAAACCAAATCGCTGTGGCATCAGACCACCCAAGGTCAAAGATGGCATGAACTGGCTTAGTCGGGTCATAGTTCACTTTGGTAATGCGCCCATCCAACTCTGCCATTTGCATTTCTTTGGCAAAGATAGCCCCATCTACCGTCTGTCTGCATAAACCTTCCCAAACCACGTTGTAGGCTTGTGGATCACGGTGTTTAAGCGCATCCTTCTCAAGTTTCAGCGTTTCGGGAAACCACGGGTTGTCTGACCAATTGACCTTTTGAACAATGCAGTTCTCAGGCGGGTTAAGCACAAACCTTTGGTAAGTCTCATCAGTTTCCAACTCGGGGTTGAACGTAATCCATATTTCTGAGTTTTCTTTGCGGATAGTAGGAATTAGCACGTTCCACGACATACGGCTGGTTGTTTGGGCTTCCTCAACCCAGCACACATCTACGCCTTCGTAAGACTTGACATTAGCAACATTGTTCTTCAGGCCGACAAAGCTAAACTCTGTGCCGTTCTTTGCCCTAATTGAAGCCTGGGTGATCTCATAGAACCCAAGCAGCCCTAATGCCTCAATCTGATCGCACAGCAGCTTGTGGACTGAATCTTTGATGGATGTTTGGAATTCACGGGCGCAAAGCACTCTAATCGGGGCTTGAGCGCCTTTAATCAATAACGCCCTAGCAACCCCCCATGACTTAGCCCCGCCTCGTCCACCGTACAGGACTTTATAACGTGAGGGCTTAAACAGACATTGCAGCTTTAACGGGAATTCCGCTTTGGCAATGGATTGGGCTACTTCACTCACTTGGCTTCACAAATGACACTTGGATGCCTGACAACAACGGTGCGCCATCAGCGCCTGTGATTTCTTGTTTCACTTGCTCACGGTACTTTTTGGGAAATCGTGCAGCCATTGACCTTGACCAAATCGTTGCATTCAGTCTCGGCCCATCCTTAGTCTCAACCATGTAAGAATCGGCTTGATCTTCCCACCACGCTTGCTCATGTTCCTTGGCTTCCTCCATGGCGTGCAAAAATTCGGGGTGATCATCACGCCATTGGTACATTGTCCTAAGTGAAAACCCTAGTCTTGAGGCGATCTGTTCCACGCTCTTTCCCACCTTGCCCAAGGCTATGACTTCCTCACAATATTTAGGATCGTAAAGGGACGGTCTACCAACGGGGCGCTTTTCTTCGGTCATGTTTATACGTCTGTCACTTCTGTAGGTTCAGCTTGCTTATCCAGTTCAGCCAACCAGTAATTGCAGTCTTGTAATGCACCATTGATCATGTGCAGTTGGACTTCAAGTTGTTTACCCTGAGTCATCAGGTTTTCAATTTGCTTGTTGATTGCTTCTTTGTTCATGTTAACAGTTCCAGTTCTTTAATGATGCTTTAGCCCGTTCAGCAGGGCCTTTTGAGTTCTTTACAACGCCTTCCATTCTGGCGCAGAAACTTGCCTTGCGTCCTTCGTCCTTTTTGGTCTTGGGGTTTGGGGCGGGCGGCTTTAGGTTAGCGTTGTTTTTTGCGTTGTACTCAGCACGGCCTTTAGCGGTCATTCCCGCACCTTTATCTGTGGGGTTGTAGGTTTTACCCTTCCCGACAGTTTTATGCTCTATGGGCTTGTCGTGCTTTTTTGTAGCCATGATTATTTCTTTGCCGTTTTAGCAGATTGTTTGAAAGCAGCAGTTGTTGGTGCGCCCTTTGAGCCAGGCGTTCTCATACGCTCTACGGGTTTGCCCTCGGCTTTTTGACGCTCGATACGTTCTTGCTTTTTGTGGATGTTGGCATACAAGCCAGGTTTACTTGCCATGATCATTCCTCCATTACAAAACAAACATCTTGCCAACTCATCTTGAGTAAGCGCTCGTCATTGTGCTTGATTTCTTCAAACTTTAGGTATTCGTCTTTGTATTCTTTGGCAAATGTGCCAAAAGTAATACGGTCACCAACATTTAAACCCTCGGCTTGGGCATCAGGGCCAACCGCAACCACAGTTCCACGGCTATCAACTTCTGCGGATTGGATATAGAGGGTGTCGCTCACAAGGCGCTTTTCGGGGCGCACAAGTATTTTGTCTCTCAAGGGTTGCAAGTTCATTTTGCATCCTTTGCGGGGCGACCACGTTTCTTAGGAGAAAAAGCACCCGCCTCTAGGACGGGTGTAACATCCTCCTCAGGGACGATGGCAACTAACTCAAATTCACCGCACCACTCTGTGTAGTGTCGGTTTTGGAAAGTGGGGTAGCGTCTGCATTGCCCCATTTGACCTATGTCATTGAAGTAAACACAAGCCTTACAATTCAGACCAGACATTTCAAATCCTTATCATTTGTGATGTTTAGAAGCCCACTCAGTCGTGCATGACTGTTTGGGTTTCGCTTTTTAGCGGTACTCTGCTTTTGTTTTAGTGTAGCAAATACCGTCGGTTTTACCCGTATTAAATTGCTTGTCAGCGCCCATCTTATCTTCCTTACCCATAGCAACGCCACCACGCATTTTTTCCATGCGCTCGCCTGTACGGTCAGAAGATGCAGCGCCCTTTGGGGGTGTTGCGCCTGTTGTGCTTTTAGCCATTGTTGTATCCATTTTACCCATGATTTTTCCTTGCAAAGAATTTATGGTTTTGACTTTATGTCCAATATGGCACAATGTCAACCACCATTTTAACAGGATTTGTCATGGCTACAAACTTTGTCATCACCGCTTCTAAAACAAAAACTCCAAAAGAGCCTATGCACTACGAAAAGGTTTCCGAGCATCGTGCGGAAATGTCTCGCATTAAGGCCGTAGAGCAAGAACTAAAGCGCCATGAGGCTCAAGGCTTGGACAAGGCTCACAAGGGTAAGTGAGGCTTTGGCACTTCGGTAGGCCAACGCTCACCAAGTGCCTCAATCGTTGCGATGTGGGCTTTTAACCACATTTCTTTGCGCTCATCTTTGGATAGATGCGCCCCTTGGTCTATTTCGTAATGGCATTTAAGGCACAAAGCGGCTACTAAGTTGTCATCCGCTTTGATTCCCTTACCCTTGCCCCCACCCCAATTGCTATGAGCCGCCTGAACGCCATTGTCCATGCCACAACTTTGACAAGAGAGAGCCGCCACTAGTTTCAGCAGCTTTTGACTCCTCACATACTGATGTTTCAGATATTGCATATTCTTTGGTTTGGTACTTGTGACCGTTTAAGCATTGACGTTTTCTAAGGATAAATTCTGGGTTTGCCCTGGTATCTAAAACTTTGTTACCACGGGTTTTGCAAACTGGACACATCATGTCTCTATTCCTTTGTCTGCCATCCAGCACAAAAGCCACTCAATAAATTCTGAGCCTTCCTCAACGGTAAATTTATGGCTTTGCAACCCCAGCTGCACAACCCTTTCACCATCTAGGCTTGGGGCAACTTTGCCAATCTTTCGGTTTGTCTCATGCGCCCATTGGTCAATCAACAATCTTTTCCAATCGTCTGATGACCAGGCAGACCCTGCCGTTTTCATTTGTTTGGCAACCAAATCAATCAAACTGTGAAACATTGCGTTTTGGTCAGAACTGCGTGTGGCTTTTTTAACTTCCAGGCGCAGCTGCTTGCCCGCCTGGAGTGTTTCTTTGATCTTGGGCCACAAGTCTTTTAGGACGGTGTGGGCTTGTTGGCTGTTATGCAGGGTGTAAATCATGGCTTAAACCCAAAAAAGTAAGCAACCAATGCCCAATGGACAATCAGTATTAAACATAAAAGGGCGTAAACAACTTTATTGCTCATGCTTGCCTCACCATAACTTCAACCTTTGCCACTTCCCCGTAAACTTTTGTGGCGTGAATTGATGTGATTTGCGAATCCGATAAAAAGACAATTTTGTCCATGCCATCGCATATTGCTTTAACCACGTTATCTAAATCGGGCTTTTTTGTGTGTTTTTCAACATCGCTTAAACAAGCCTCTGTGCGTTTTTTTGAATATGAGGCGGGAACGGGAAAGGTAACGTAAATAAACGCCTCTAATGCCCCTTCTAAGGCTTCTGAAGCACCCATTGCCGCTTTTGCCATCATTCCAACTTCGGTTTCATAGGTTTTTGTCTTTTCAGGGGTGTAAGCAACGGGGAATTTCCCTCTGGTTGAAAACCTTGGTCTGCCTTTGGCTACGGGATGCCCGTAAACAGTAAACATAATAGAAATCATTTTTTATTTTTCAAATCGTTCATGCGTTTGCGTAACTCATCAGCAGCTGCCTGGCCTCGCTTCTTGGCAATGTCCGCTATTACTTGTTGAAACCAGTAATGGGCCTCGCCCCTGCCTTCCTCTAAAGATTTCTTTTTGAATCGCCTGATCCATTCCATTGCTTCCGATTGCCTCATAGTCTCCCGTAAGTTCAAGCGCTCTTGTAATGACAAAGTGGCTAAATTGTTGGCCTTCTCTAACCCGATCAAGGATTTTGTGGGCTTCATAGTGATTCATAATTTTGATAACCATTGTTCATACACCTGGTTAGCAATTTGAGCAGTCATAACTGGTGGAACGCTCATGCCAATCATGTAATGTGGTTTTTGTCCACAAAAGTCATAATCCTGTGGATATGTACAAATGCTACAAGCCTCTTGTTTGCTTGTGTATTTGGGTGCATCAAACAAAACAAGGCTATCTTCGTGTGATGTCAATGTGTAAGCCACTTTATTTTTATACAAATAAGTTTGGCTGAAATAGGCTTGTTTACCCGTTATGCGAACGCTTCCAGACAACATATCACCATCACCAAACTCCCTTGCATCCCATATTTTTGTCATGTTTTCGCTTAGATTTCGTCCTTCACAATCTTGAATTTCTCCAAATAAAATCGGTTTTTCTTTAAATTCAAGGCGAAACTTAGGTGCAAGCGTAAACATATCGATGGATTCTAAAAATGGGTCTGCCAAGTCTTTACGCATGGCAACAAAGAAAACACGTTCACGTTTTTGAGGAACGCCCATTGTTGAAGCATCTAAAAGCCAATGCTGAACGATGTATCCGGCAGCATCAAATGCTTCATAAATTTTTGATACATAAGCCCTAGCTTCACCTAACAACAAGCCTTTTACATTTTCAGCAATAACTACTTTTGGTTGAAGTTTTTTAGCTAAATCAATAAAGTCAAAAAACAATGTATCTAAAACTTGTTCAGCTTGGCCTTCACGAAATTTCTTTTCTTTTACCCAATCAGCTTCTCGGCTACCTGCCATTGAAAAACTTGAGCAAGGCGGCGAACCATCAAGAATGTCTAAATCGTAAAGTTCTTTAGGTAAATCATCACGCAATTTAAATTGTTGTATAGGTTCAAGAAAAGCATATTTAGGGTTGTGGTTGGTTTTATAGGCTTGAATCATCTTTGGATCAATTTCATTGCAACCAAGAACATCAAATCCGGCAAGTTTGTAGCCCATAGTTGAACCACCACCACACGCAAAGCATGAAAAAACTTTGCCTTTATCTTTTGTAAAATTGGCCTCTGCCAATGTCCATTTATATGGAAATTTATGTGTCATGCTTTACCCCTTAATGCTGCCATCTTTGCCAAAACTTCTAAAGATGGGGGAACGGCTTTTTTGTCATCAGCCCTAATCTTTTCCAATGCGGCATCAGGCTTGTTATTCATTGGAACTGTAAGCCTCACAACGTCATAAGGGTTTTGTTTGGGTGCGTTAGTGCTTCTAACCCAATTGCGCCAGGTTGCAAACCAATCTAACTTCACACCCTTTTGACCTGCTTGTGCAATCCAATAATCTTTAAATTGGTCAAATGTTTTTGTTGGGTTAAGTTCAGGTCTTGTTTGTTGGCAAAATTCTTGCCATTCTTTTGGAAAACTAAAATCAGAAGCGAGGCGTTTGCCGAGTATCTTCTTTTGGTTATTGGTTATTGGTTTATGGTTTATGGTTGCTATTGGGGTAGCATTAGGGGGGCTAATAGCCTCCCCATTGGGGGGTGTTGCCCACCTCTTAGCTGCCCCACGTTTACCAGCTATTGAAAACTCTTTGTATTGCTTAATTTCCTTGTCAGCCCTTGGGTTTACAAAGCCTTCAGGTGTGGATAAGAAGAATTCGTTTAACACTGTCATCACATCTTCTTCATGGTCACGCATCCCAATTTGACGGGCAATATCCCTATGCTTTATTGGTTGCTCATGTAGAAAATAGAAATCAAGCAAGCGCCTATAAGCCAAATCTTCCAACAAAGAAAGATGGTGTGTGTGACTTTTATAGTCACCAATATGGAACTGGTAATAGTGCATAACTCGCCTTTTCACCCCCTTAAAAGAAACTGCGGCAGGAGAGGGAGGAACTCTTTTCGGAACGGGGATCAATCCATTCCTAGCCGTGTTTCAAACAATCTTAATCCAAAAACCAATCTGGACGCAACAACTTTAATTGCCAAACCCTTGCTTGTGGCACAGTTTTCCATTGAGAAATAGCCGCTTGGCTGATGCCTAATAATTTGCCTAGCTCACTCTGTGAGCCAGCTAATGCAATAAACTTATCTTTATTCATAAGACAAATTATACACAAATTTGCATAAAAGCAACATTAGGGTTTATCCCTACAAAATAATTGTTGACTCATGTATAAGTTGCCTTATAATTCACCCATGCCCTGAACTTCTTGGGGTCTTTTAAGGAAACAAAATGACAAATGCAACAACTTTTGAAGTCCCATCAAAACAAACAAAATTTGGCAACATTGTTCGCCACCCTGTTGGTGTCTTTAGTCGCACTAATCCTTTATGGACAGGCACAGGCAATAGTGGCAAGAAATTTTTAATTTCTACAAATGGTACTTGGTATTCCACTTACAACAACTCCAAGAAAATTTCTCTTGGTTACAAGTTAGATGAAGTTTCTAAAGCATTAGAGCAACTGTAAAAATATTTTTATTAAGTGTTGACATTTCTTTATAAGATAACTTATACTTAAACCATGCCCTACTTTTGGGGTCTATTTAGGAGAAATCAAATGAGCAAAAATGAAAAAATCTTTAATGCAATTCAAAAAGCAATTAGCAATGGATCATGTGAATGGTCTGACATTGTTCAATCTGTTGAAGATGCAAAAATCCCTGTAAAAAATTGGATGGAAGTTCGTGGTGTTCTTCAATGGATGCGTAACGAAAAAATTATTGTTCGTGTAAAAGATGTTCATAAAGAACAATACATTGTTGTTTAAGGAAATCAAAATGCAAGATGGATTACAAATTTTTTGGATTGCAAAACGCAAATTTTGCGTTCATGTTCACACTCTTCGTCATTTACCTAATAACTTTCAATGTGTATCTGTAACAGAAGAACGCAGATTGAATGGGATGGCTTGGGATGGTAGTAAATCATGGTTTCGCAATGTTTCCAAAGACATGAAACAACAAGCAATTAACCAATACAAATTGTTAACTTCATTTGATGTTTAAGGAAACCAAATGATTGACTACAAACTCCACTATTATTTTGATGACGTTGTGTCTTATGACAATGGCACAACGCTTGAAAACGTCAAAGTCGGCTATGACTACTACCCACCTGAAATCAATATGCCGCATGACCATAACTCAGCGGAAATTTACGATGTGTTTGTTTTTAATTTAAAGGGTGATGACATTTCTTGTGATCTGCCCTTGTCTGAATTTGAACACGTTGTGTCAGAGGCCAAGATTCACCACGCTCGTATGTTGAAAGAACAAAATGAAATCTAAGATTATTCAAACACTTATTGAGTGGACGCTTGCCATCATCATCTTTGGCGGCATTGGCGTACTTTTAGCCTGGAGGGGATAAATGAACACACGATTTCTTAAACAAGTAAGACGCATATTTTCACGGTATGACGCACCGCCTGAAGTTATCCGTTCTTATCAACGCCAATGGGTGCGCTCTGTGCGCCAGCTTGGTAATAAATGGTTAGTCGCTAAACAAATTGAAAGGATCGAATCATGAAAAATTTAGCAACCGCATTGGTCAAGGCTCAAAAGGCTTTTGGCCCTGCTTTAAAGTCCTCTACAAACCCGCATTTCAAGTCACGCTATGCTGACCTATCCGCTTGCGTTGAAGCTGTCCTAGACGCTTTAAACAACAACGGCATTGCCTTAGTGCAGAAATCTTATGACTGTGAAAATGGCGTGATGGTTGAAACCATGTTTGTCCATGAGTCAGGCGAAATGATGGAATGCGGCATTCTGCATTTCCCCGCAAGCAAAGCAGACCCACAAGGCCACATGAGCGCTTTGACCTATGCCCGCAGAGGATCGCTGATGGCAGCTTGCGGGATAGCCCCTGAAGATGATGATGGCAACGCAGCCAGCCGCAGAACCGTGATTACTTCAACAATTGACGAAAACGCCCTTGTAGACCATTTAGCGGCTATTGAGGCATCTACCGATCAAGACAGTCTGAAAAACGCCTACAAAGCTGCTTATGCCGCTTGTAACGGTGATTCTGATTGGCAGAAGAAAGTTATTGCAGCCAAAGACAAAGCAAAGGGGAAATTATGATTGAAATGATTGAACAAGGCTCAGACCAATGGTTTGCAGCACGAATTGGCAAAGTCACCGCATCTCGTGTGGCTGATGTACTTGCCAAGACCAAAACGGGTTATTCAACAACTCGGGACAACTACATGGCGCAGCTGGTGTGCGAACGCCTGACGGGTCAAAAGGGCGACAGTTTCACAAATGCTGCCATGCAACATGGAACTGAAACAGAACCGTTAGCCCGTATATCGTATGAAGTCGCCCAAAACGTATTAGTCGATGAAGTAGGGTTTGTTCCCCATCCATCCATCATTATGGCGGGCGCTTCCCCTGATGGCCTGGTTGGTGAAGATGGCCTGTTGGAAATCAAATGCCCTAACACCGCCACGCACATTGAGACTTTGCTTAGTCAAACTGTGCCAGGCAAATACAACACCCAGATGCAATTCCAAATGGCTTGCACAGGGCGCAGCTGGTGTGACTTTGTGTCTTTTGACAACCGTCTACCCGCAGAACTTCAGTTGTTTGTTAAACGTGTCCCACGGGACAATATGTATATCAGGCTAATGGAAGAAGAAATTGTCAAATTCTTAAATGAACTTGATATAAAAATTGCTCAACTTATGGAAATTAAAAATGTCTAAACTTTACGAAATTACCGTTGTATCTGGTAAATACAAAAACAAAGACGGTGTGGAAAAATCCCGTTATCAAAACATTGGATCAGTTCTTGAAACCAAAAACGGCCCAATGTTAAAGCTAGACAACATTCCTTTGATGGAGGGCGGCTGGTCAGGCTGGGCTTACCTAAACACGCCAAAGCCAAAAGAAGATCAAGGCTTTCCAAAGGATGATGGGGAAGACATACCCTTTTAAAATGATATACTTGAGGCATACATTTTTAAAGGAATTTTATGAAAGTATGCCGTGATTGTTATGTTGAACAACCTTTGTCTGAGTTTTACAAACATGGAAAAATGCAAGATGGGCATCTTAATAAATGCAAATTTTGCGTTAAAAAACGTGTAACTAAACGCAGAAATGACAACATAGATGAAATGCAAGAATATGAACGCAAAAGGTCAATGCTTCCTCATCGTGTTCAATCAAGAAAAGAATCTGCAAAAAAATATGCTCAAACAGAAGCTGGCAAAGAAGCAAAACGAAAAGCAATGAAACTATATTTTGAGCGATACCCACTAAAAAGGGCTGCTCATATTATTGTTGGCAATGCACTTCGGGATGGCCGTTTAACAAAACAATTTGAATGTTCAGTTTGCAATTCAAATAAAAAAATTGAAGCACATCACAATGACTACACAAAACCATTTGATGTTAGATGGTTGTGTGAAAAATGTCATAAGAATTGGCATAAAACAAATATGCCAATTTACAGTTAACGGGGGGAAAGCCATGCAATTTTGCTTGCGGACGAATGGTTAGTACCCCCACCCATTAGGAACAATCATGGACTACAAAAAAATGTTTGACAGAATATTTCCCGAATTTCCACGGGTCAGGGCTAACGATCCCGTAACCTCATTTGAGGCAGCAGAGTCAATTAAAGAC